CTCACCGTCACTGACAATATCAGCGCTTAGGAGGTCATCGTGACCGTCACCGTAACAGTTCTTGTTCCCGCACAGACCGCCAACAACTCGCAGTCAACCGTCTACACCGCGACGGGCGTCACGGCGATCATCGACAAGTTTACCGCCACCAACTATTCGGCCAGCGCCGCCACGATCAGCGTCAACCTGGTGACGGGCGGCGGTACAGCCAGTAACGCCGATTTGATCGTCAAGACCAAGACGTTGCAGGCGGGCGAGACGTACACCTTCCCCGAACTGGTCGGGCATGTGCTGCGACCGTCCGGGTTCATCTCGACCCTTGCGGGCACAGCGAGTGCCATCAACATCCGGGTGTCCGGCCGTGAGGTGACGTAGTGATCGAGGTGCGCCGCGCTCAAGTGGAAGACCTGCCGTCGTGTCTTGACATGACGGCGCGTTTTCACGCCGCGTCGCTTATCGCTAAGATTGCACCGTTTGACGAAGACGGCATGGCGAATACGTTGCGCGCGATGTTTGACGACGACCGCAGCGGCGTGTGGCTAGCCTTGCGCGACGAGCAGCCGGTCGGCATTGCCGGCGCGCTGCTGTACCCGCTGTATTTCAGCCCGTCGAATAGCGTGGCGCAGGAACTGTTCTGGTGGCTGGACCCAGCGGCGCGGGGCTGCGGGGCGGGCAAAAGCCTATTTCAAAGCGTGCAGAATTGGGCTAAGGACAAGGGTGCCGCAGCCGTGTTCATGATTGCTTTGGATGACAACCGCGTGAGTAAGACAGACAAATTTTACAGGCGGGCTGGATTTGAACCGCTGGAACGCACCTACGTGAGAGGGTCACAGTCATGGCAATAGCAACAGGCACAGCAATTCTAGGCTCGGCAATCATCGGGGCTGCGGGCAGCGCCGCTGCGGGCATTTTTGGGGGCAACAAGGCCGCCGACGCGCAGAAGAAGGCTTCCAAGAAGGCCGCCCAGTTGCAACGGGAAGCGCTGGCGCAACAGATGGCGCTTACCAAGCCTTACGTCGAGGCGGGCAAGAACGCGCTGGCCGATTACCAGAAGATGGCCCCCTACAAAGATTTCGGCATGGCCGAGTTCCAGGCTGATCCGGGGTACAACTTCCGCATGGCGGAAGGCATGAAGGCGTTGGAGCGGTCGGCCGCTGCGCGCGGTCTGCTTCAGTCGGGCGGCACGCTCAAGGGCATCCAGCAGTACGGCCAGAACCTCGCCAGTTCCGAGTACGAGAACGCTTTCAGCCGCTACCTCTCCCAGCGCGAGGCGCGCATGGACCCCTATCGTTACCTGACCGGCATCGGCCAGGCTGCCGCAGCGGGGCAGGCCGCCAACGTCGGGTCGTCCGGCGCAGCGCTGGCCGAGATCGCGGCGCAGCGCGGCAACGTCAACGCCGCGCAGGCGGCGGGTACGGCGGGCGCCATCGGCAATGCGTTCAGTTCAATCGGGCAGGGCATTGGCAGTTACTACGCCAACCAGCCGTACATGAACTATCTGAGTTCGATCACGCCGACCTACAACGTCAATCAATAAGGCGCCACGCCCATGCCGCTCGACCCCAGTATTGTCAGTAACGCCTTTGCGAATGCCGCCAATAACATGCCGGACATGAACGCGTTGATGCAGCAGCGCGTGCAGGGCGCGGAGAACATTTACCAGATCGAGACGGCCCGCCAGGCGCAGGCTGCGGAAGCTGAGAAGGTGGCCGCTCAACAGGCCGCCGAGGCTATGCTGCCAGCGGTGGCGTCGGCCTTTTCGGACCCGTCTGACGCAGGCTTGGACGCGGCGACGTCCCTGTTGCCCCCGGAGGTCGCGGAAGCCTTCACGCCGTTCATGCAGCGCCTCAAGGGCATAGCCGACCCCAAGATGCGGATGACGATCCTGCGGGCCGAATTGGCCAAGGATAAGGAAGGCCAATTCATCCTTAGCCAGCTTGAGCCGACGGCCAACATGCGCCTTCAGGCTGAAACGGCTAGCCAGCGGTTGGCATATGATAAAGCGAAGTTGGCTGCCGAGGCCGACCAAGGACCAGAAGGCAGCTATTCGACCGTCAAGGGCGGCGACGGCAAAATGTATGTCATGAACAATAAGACCGGCGAAATGCGCCTAGCGACGGCGGGTGACGGCACGGCCATCACTTCGGAGAGCGCGGCGGTTGAAGGTTTGGACCCTAAAACCAAGGCCAAATTTGACCAAGCGTATCCGCAAGCCGTCCGCAACCTTCAGAGTTCAACGACGGAACTTGATAAAGACATTGCTGACGTGCAAGCGCTGATAAACGATGAGGAAGGTCTAAACGCCATTACTGGCGTGTATGGCGCAAACACGCCAAACATCAGCGCGGCGTCACGTCGTGCCCAAGCCCTATACGATAAAATTCGTGCTGGCGCCGGTTTCTCTGCATTGCAGGCAATGCGCGATGCTTCGCCTACTGGTGGCGCGTTGGGTAACGTATCGAACCAAGAGGGCGCGAAACTTGAACAGAGCGTCGCCGCGTTTGCGCAAAACCAAGACGCCGACGATTTGCGCAAGGCGCTTCGTCAATACCTCATCGATTTGAAAGTTGCGCAAGAGAACGTGCGAGCGGCGTTTGATGAAACATACAGCTATCGCGGCGAGGCGCCGTCATCTGACATTGCTACGCAGACGCGAGAGCGCCGCACGCAAATGGAGCGCGACGTTAACAAAACAGCGTTGCCGCCTGGCGTAACGGTTAAAAAGAGGAATTAAAATGGCCTCGTTTACGGTAACGCTGCCGGATGGGTCGTCTTATGATGTAGATGGCTTGCCGGATGACGCAACAGAAAACGACGCGCTTGCATTAGTGCTGGCCGAAAACCCCGACGTTGCCAAAGCTGACAACAGTCTTCAGCAGTGGATGGGCGTTGCTACCCGCGCATTGCTTCCGTATGGCGTTGCGGCCGGCGCCGGCGCCGCGGCTGGGGCACCGTTTGCGGGTGTTGGCGCCGTTCCGGGTGCAGCGGCAGGTGTGCTGGCGCTGGGCGCGGGCGACATTGGCACCAGCGTGTACAATCTGGCGGCCACGCCGTTTGGCGCGCCGCGCATGACGCTGCCGTCAGAAGCTATTCGCCAGACATACGAAGCCGTTGGAGGCCCCGGCACACGCCAGCCGCAGACCACGCCGCAGCGTATATTCAGTTCGGGTCTTGAAGCCGCCACTGGTGCTGGCGGAACAGCAAGAGCAATTAGCGCGCTTGCGCCAACGCTGCGAGCGGGCACAACGGCGCGCGGCGTTGCCACTGAACTTGGGCGCGGCGTGCGCGCGCAGACCGTTGGCGGCGCTGGATCAGGCGCGCTAACCCAAACAGCTATTGAAGGCGGCGAAACAGACCCCACGAAATTATTCTTGGTATCGGTACTTGGCGGCGTTGGAGGAACGTTGGCGGGTGGGCGCACACCGCGTCCTACGATAACGGGCGAAGACATTCGCAATCAAGCGCGGCAGTTCTATCGGCAGATGGAACAAGAAGGCGTGTTTTTCTCTGGTCAAGCCGCAGATGATTTGGCTAACCGTTTAGAAGATACGCTTCGGCAGCAAGCCGCGCAAATCAACCGACCGGATCGTACTGAAATATTGCAGGTTATCCGCGACTTGCGCGCCCGTCCTTATAACGAGTTGTCGTTTGAAGAATTGGAAGCGCTGCGCAGCCGTTTGGGCAACGTCGGTCGCAGCCGCGAAACAGGTAAAATTGTTCGGGAACAAGCAAATCGCCTTGCCGGAATTGTTCAGGACGAACTGGATGACTTTGTAAATTCTGCTGGCCCGGCACAAGTTACTGCGGGCGACCCGCAAGTCGCCGCTCGCGCAGTTACACAAGCGCGTCGGCAGTATACAAACGCGCGGAAAGGCGAGATTTTAGAGCAAGTCATATCTAAAGCCGACCTTTCAAAAGGTACTCGGCCTAAGATAGAAGAATTGCAAGCCCGTTTAGCGCCGATTGTTAACGATAATCGTCTTATGCGTAAATTTACGACGGACGAACAAGAAGTTCTTAGAAGTTTGCAAAGGGGCAGTTTTTCAGAAAAAGCGCTTAGTTTCGTCGGTCAATTTGCGCCGGACTTAAAAACAGGACCTGGTTTGGCAAAACTGGCGGCTTATGTCGTACCATCTACTGTAGCTGCGTCTACAATCAACCCTGCCTACGGCGCCGCTGTAGGTACTGTTGGTGGCGCGGCGCTTGCTTCCCGCGCGCTGGCTAACCGTATGGCCATGCGCCGCGCAAGTGATGTGGCTGAAAATGTCCTTGCTGGGCGTCCTCCGCCATCAATGGCTGAAAACGCTATGCGGGCAACGGGGCGCGCCGCCGCGTATATCCCGCCTGTTGTACTTGGGTCTGAAGCTGCGAATAACGCCTTCTTGACCGATGCGTATGGACGTACATACGAATATCCTACGAGGTGAGGACGTGGATTACCAAGTGCTTTTCAACCTCGCAGTAGGGGCTGTCAGTGTTACGGGTGGGTGGGTCTTGAGCCGGGTGTACCACAGTCTGGACCGTTTGGACGAAGACGTGCGGAAAATCCCGATGAACTACGTCCAGAAGGACGATTTCAAGTCGGCCGTCGCGGACATCAAGAACGACATCCGCACCGGCTTCGCGCAGGTGGACCGCACGCTGAACAGCCTCTTCGACCGCGTCAACGAGAAGGCCGACAAGTCGTGAAAGTCAACGCCGCAGGTCTGGACTTGATCAAGAGCTTTGAGGGCCTTCGCCTGAAAGCGTACAAGTGCAGCGCGGGCGTGGACACCATCGGTTACGGCCACACGTCGGCTGCCGGCGAACCCAAGGTGACGCCGGGCATGACGATCACGGCCGTTGAGGCCGAGAAGATACTGGCCCGCGACTTGGGCAAGTATGAGCAGGCGGTTGATAAGGCCGTCACCGTCAAGCCGACGCCCAACCAGTTTTCCGCAATGGTCAGCCTCTGCTACAACATCGGCCCCGGCAACTTTGCAGGCTCGTCGGTTGTGCGGCGCCTGAACGCGGGCGACGTCAAGGGCGCCGCCGAGGCGTTCCTGATGTGGAACAAGGTTCATGGCCGCGCGTTGGCGGGGCTGACCCGCCGCCGCG